TTATGCGAACAAACCAAAGACACAGGGATGAATGCTCCACCCACCAGATTGCCCAACTTGGTTCCCTTTGCACTCATCGCCTGATTATGTTTACAGGCCGCCTCGACGCTTCGCCCGTTTCATTTCGTGTTGCATGATTCGGGACGCGCCGATCTACCCTCGTTACCGAGTGTCACCAACTGCCGTGCGAATGGCTTAGGTCGTGCTACTAACCGATTGTTTACCCTCTCGGATTGCTGAGAGTGTAGAGAATGTACTCCATGTCACTTGGCTTCCAGACCGCTGCATGACAGCCAGCCATCTCACAAGCGTTTAACCAAATCTTTTGTCCAGGCGTCAACTTGCCTTTCTCTGCTTTTAACTCAATGACCAACGGCCTGCCGCCTTGGAATGGGTGCACCATGAACAGATCAGGGAACCCTACGTCGCCTTGCACGTTGGTCATCCAGCGTCCTCGAGTGTTCTGTGCCGGCAGATCGTGATGCACTAACCAGCCGTAACGCTTGGCGACGCTGATCACCATGTCCTTAAAGTCGGCTTCGCTGATCTTTGAGTCAAGTTTCATTTCTTGTTTTGCCACATCATTACGAGCACGGTTGCCCAAATGCCCATGACAATTCCGATGATGTTAAATGCAACGTAACTCACTTAAGAACCTCAATAATCTTTGATGCTTCATGAGATTTCAGAAGCTCTAAGACCGCTTCATCGCTGTCCAATGTGCGCTGGATAAGTTCCAGCAATCGCAGGTCATCAAACCCACCGTCTCTAGCAAGTTTCTTGATGTAACCAATCTGCTTAGGTGTGGCAAATGCACCAGAGGGTATGTGCACAGGGTTCTGCCGAGTGTCGGTTGGTGTGCTTAGGCGCTCAACCTTTTGCATCTCATTGCGTGACGGTCTAGGGCCACTAGCAGGCGCCTGTAAAGGGCAATTGGCAATAGCGCGACCAATAGCGCTCGTTTCGCAGTTCTCCACAAATGATGTGGCATTGACGCCGCGGTCGGATTTGATTTCTTCTGCGTAGCCCGTAGCAACTGGAACTTTGTCTTCTTTGTCTGCGTACAGTTCGCAATAGAACACGCACGCATCGCCTGTGTAGTTCATCATGCACGTGTAAACGCGCCCGTTCGGGTATGCAGCCCACCAGCGCACCAAGCGTTGCTCGACTGTTTCGTAGTTGCTTAGGTCAAATCCCATCAGACGCCAGCCCAGACGCTTAGACGTTGTGCATGGTCATGCGCGCCACCGCGCTGTGCGTATGCCAGTTCGCCTGTGTTGCGGATAATGCCACGACGCGCAGCTGCATTGAGCCGTCCAGCAATGCCCTTGGTAACGGGGAACTGGTCGCCCAAGTGTTTCCAAATGTCGTCAGATGTGAAGAAGCCTTTAGTGCGCGCAACGTGCAAGATCGCAGCGTCAACTTGGTTCTGTTCAATCTTTGTCCAACGCGCATCAGCAGACGATTGTGACGCCAACATCCCTTGGATGAATGGCGCTTGTTTTCTTGCCGGCACACGGCCGTCACATACGAAATGTGTCTTGCCTTGAATGTCTGGGTAGGCGATGGTTTCTTTGCAGATCATGCAGGTTTTCATTGTCGGAATCTCCTTGTCGGTTAGGAATGTGCTTGTAATGCTTTGATTGCTAGATCGAGTGTAGTCACATCGTGCAATGGCATCGGTTCTTCTAATGACAACGAGTTCTTCATGCCTTTAAGACGCTGAATGATGCTTGCGTGCGGATTAGTGCTTATGTCTGCAATTTCGTTAATCAAATTAAAGATTGCCATGTCGTGTTTAGTTGTCATCATTTGCTCCATTACCATTTGTCGGGTTTCTTCTGATAGTTCGCCTTGATTCCATGCGCATCCTTCACTCATTTTGTTGCACTCCATGGCCCCCAGCCGTAACCGTGACGTTCTACGCCGTAGTTGTAAATCGCTAACGCTGCGAGCAGATTAGTTTGAGCCTGTAACAGATCATCCACCTGGTTGATAATGCCGGCATCAGTAAGCCATGGTGTCCAGAATCCGTTGATCTGCAGCAAACCACGTGAGCCCCCATTTGGATCATTTGAGTTGACACTTTGCGGTATGCAGCGCGACTCTCTGAACATGACGGATTCGAGCACGGTGCGCTGATCGGCAGGCCAGCCAAGGTTTACGGCAAGCGCGCTGAACTGCTCACAAGCCGACGTGTACGGGTCAATGTAGATCGTTGAGCTGGTGGTCGTGGTTGGCTCAATTAGGTATGGCGTGACGTTCAGAGGCGCTAGGGCGATGGTGTCAGGCGTGGCGCCAGACGCGTCAGGAACGCCTGTGGCGACCGTAAAGCCAAAGACCGTACAAAGCACTAGCCCTATCAATTTTTCTGCAAAATAGTTCATCGTTTCTCCAAAGGTATGGGCACGCCCCACGATGAGGCTGCCGATCTGAATGCGATTTGTCCCATTAGGAACTTGCCCGACTCTGGGCTAGAAAATATCTGCACCAAGATTTCTTGGCCGTTGTCCATTACTCCCGTATAGACGCTGTAATCAACTATCTGTGGGTCAGTCATTGCCTGTCCTTTTGTCGGTACTCCGACCCTAGAACATAGATCAAGCCTTGGGTGGGATTTCCCCGAACACCTTTAAGAATGCGGCTTTTACGAAGATCACCGAGTCGGCGGCCTGTGGTGTTATCTCAACGTGGAACCAGTCGCCCCCAGGGCTTCCCGTAACGGTTGGCTTGCTGTATTTTTTCCATGCTTGACGATCACATCGCCATGATCGACCGTATGGCGCAGGGAAGTAATCAATAACCATTTCAATGCCAAGATCATTTGCGTGTGAAACTAATAATTCAATGAATGGCAACGCTGCTTTGCGTGATGCGTTTGGGTGACGATCTCCGCCTCGATAAGACAAGTCGACAGCTCTGCCCGTGGCATGAACGCTTAAGGAACCTGGTTTCCCTTTGACGTCGCGCACACCCCAAGACCCATTGTTAAACATGGCATTGTTTGAATGATGAAGAACTTGCTTAATAAACTCATTCATGCCGGCACGTGGGCCTGCGGATGCGCCGTCGCTGTTGCCTGTGTATAGCCTTGCGTTCGGGTTAGCTTTGGCTGTTGCCACGGCCGAACTTCATGTCTTTAGGGTTGAAGTAGCGCAACGCTGTTGGGCAGACCGCGCCAATCGCAGCTGCCAATAGTGCGCTTGGGTCGGTGTTGCCTGTAACTGCTAGCGCGACTACCGCGGCAAGCATTGAGCGCCCGTATGAGGCGAGTAGGGCTTTGTCTTTAGGCTTCAACATCTTTGGCTCCTTCTTTCGCTTTTGATTTTAACCCGTTTGAGGCCACTAAGCCTGACAACGTGCCGGTCATAAAAACGGTCAGGGTTGAGAGTAGGTCTATAAATGCGGAGTCGTTGGGGCTTTGATGGCCGATCGGCTGGGTCACAAACATTAGCGCATAAACAAATCCAAGCACGGTAATTGCAAACACGCTGGCAAGAATGATTCCGACAATAACGATTAGTCGAGCGTGAAGCTCCTCGGGTTTAAGGCGTGGTCTCATAAATCAAATCCCTTGTGCACGTTCCAGATGGGTTGCAGATCGGTGGTTCGCATTCAGGCTTTTGCCAGTTGGCTGGGTCTTGGCATGGGTAACGATATGAGCCGTCATAACTACATCCTGCGCAACCCCACAAGACGACTGCGATGAGTGCGACGTAGCCGATGAGGTAACGCCATTTCATTATTTAGGTGATGGTTCGGGTGCTTGCATTTGTATTTCAATAAATGCTTCGTACTCTGCTGGCGTCATTGGGCGTACCACGCCGTCTATTTGGATACTGACTTCATCGTGTGGGTACATTGTTACTGCTTCTGCGTGTGTCATGTCATGCCCTAACTGTTTGCGTATCCGTAAACGCGAATTGTGCCACCTGTAATTGTTCCACTACCCGGCGTTAAAGTAAATCCTGTGTATGAGGTTGTGTCGTAAAGCATTCCACCAACAACACCAGCCGATTGCCCTGTGTCTGGTTGATTTTGGAAACCAGAAACGGAAGTAACTTTATTTAGAAATGGTGCAAGAACATCAAACGTACCGAAGTTGACATTTGCGTTGCCGCTTGCGAGATATTGAATGTAAGCCACATTTGCGCCACCTTGACCAACTGACGCGCCAGCCCATGTGTAACCAGTCCAACCGTAATAATATCCTGTCGCTGTTGCACCAAGAGTAAAGCGCCAAGTTGAGGCCGTACTTGAAGTGCCACCGCTTACCATAATTTTGTAGTTGTCGTATTGTGAACTAAAACAGTTAGAAACCGTTACAGAGGCAACCGCTGTGCCAATGGTTGTAGATGAAATCAAATTCAATCCACTAGAAATTGCAGTAATCCATGCGCTACCCGTATACACCTGCAACGTGCTAGTGGCTTCAATGTAGGCGTACTGTCCTTGTGCAAGCACCTTTTCACCGGCACCACCAAACGCAGCATCCCGGGTGACAGTCGTAGCAAAGACAGGAATGCCTGTGTTGATTTGCGTCTGTTGTGCAGCTGTAAGTACTTGACCTGCGGTGAATGCTGGTACTGCGGTTTGTGCGTTCGCTCCCATAAGTGCTCCTATCCTAAGACATTTTCTGCGTCAAGTACGCCATAGATTAGATCATCCAAAATTAACTCGTAAACGATCGTGGTTGGCGCGGTGCTGTATAGGACGCTGTGGCCTGTGCTGAAATCCAGCCGATGCTCGATGCCTTCAACGGACAGCTCTTGAGCCAATTGGGTTGTGCCAGTACCGCTTGGGAACGACTTTTCTACGCTAATTGTGTCACCAATGTCAACCGTGGCCAGGGTGTCTTTTTGGGCTGTGGTCAGCATCAAATACTTGGTTGCCACGGACGTGTAGCGCGGTTCAGGCTCTGGGTTGAGCAGATAGGACGCTGCGGTGTCAATCTCTCCCTGCACATGAAGCAGGCTGTTTGTAATGCTTGATGTCTGAATAAAATATGCAGCAATAGAACCTGCATCGGTTGCGGTTGCCGTTTTGCCATCAAGAGCTGTGAGCACCGATCTGTTGATTACCGAGTCAGCCTCAAAACTAATGCCTACACCATCAAACTTGTATCCCGTGCCATCGTCATGGAAATCGGCTATTGGCGCGCTTAACGTATTGCCAACGCGCTCTTGGAAAGTAAGCACCCCAGCCCTTGACATAAACACACGCCCAAACTCGGCGGTCTCGTTAATTTGGGTGATGTATTGCAACACGTTTGTTCCTGCCGGCACCGTGTAGGCGCTGTCATGGCCAAGGTTAACGGTGCCTGTAGCGATGCTTCGAGAGCCTGCTGGGAAGTCAACTTCTGGTAGGTCTAGGACTGTTTCTATGCGTTCGCCTGATGTTTCTGGGGTGACGTTTAGTTCGTCTAGAAATGTTTGTGCAAGTAAGTAAAACTGGTCAGCGCAATACACGGTCACGGTGTCGAGGCCGCCGAGCGCAAAGTTGTAATCGTAGTTGACGACATAACCGCTAAACAATGATTCGGGCACATCGGTTGAGCTGTAACGAATTAGTCGGACTTCGCGCAACGGCGCAAGCCCTGGCTTGGCTTGTGGGGTGTCGTAATACGGGCTGTTTTGGTCAAATGGGTTGAAGATGCCGTCCACGTCTTGAATGGTGAATGTCATTGTGCCTGCGCTGAACTGATCGCCTACGTCACGGCGACCGCGCCGCACGTTGATGCTGACAGTTGAGTCCATCACATTGGCAAACTCGGTCGTACCGTCTAGTACATACTCGGTGTTATCTAATACGCCGCGCAATGAGTCATCAAGAATAAACGCGTCAACCTGAAAACCTGTGGCGATTTGTAGGTCATAGTTGCCAGAGTCAACGACCGCTACGCCTGGCATCACGCCACCTGCAACTGCAACGGCCCAGCGGAACGCGAATAGGCGCGCAACGCGTTAACGACCGACTCACCAATCTCCGCGCTAGTAGCAAGGCCGCCTGTGACGTTGATAGTCACTCCCCCACCATTGTTTAAGCGATCTAATGGCACTACGGCTTCTGGGCCTGCCTCACCGATCAGGGCAAGAGTAGGGGAGCTGACAATTCCACCCTCAGCCATGCGAGGGATGCTTGAGCGACCTGGTGCTGGGCGTGTTGGCTCGGTACCGCCAGGAATGAGGTTTGACAAATTTGGCAGTCCTTCAAGGATGTTTGCCACGTTGCCAACGATTGGCATGGCTAGTCCGCCAAGGATTCGTGCTGCAAGACCACCAATGCTGTTGATTCGCTCAGCTGCATCTACAAGTTTGTTAAACGCAACAGCCAATCCGATTACTGCGGCGGTTGCCAAAATAAAAGGGTTAGTAGCCAAAGCAATGTTTAACGCGACTACGGCGGCGGCAATTGCGCCGATGGTCATAGCGATTCGAGTAAACACTTCTGGGTTGTTTTGTGCCCAATCTGCAAACTTTTGCATGTAGGGCAAAACTTCTTCCAGCACAGGCAAAAACGCTGCACCAATTCCTTCTTTAGTTTCGGCAATTGAGTTCTTAAAGATTGCCATTTTCCCTGCAGCGGTTTCAGCATTCTTTGCTACCGCTCCACCAAAGGTTCCACCCAGCACATCCATGACTTGCTCAAGGGTTGCGCCTTCTTTAATCATT